AAAGTATCTCCCCCATGTATGCGCATATGAGCGCGTATGCATGGAGTAATAAGTCTCATTTTATGCTTCAATCCGATGAAGCGACAGAAGGTATGCCAGGAATGGAATCCAGCGTTAGTGCTGAATACACAAGTCAAACAGTGTCTTTTGTTGATAATGCTGAAGGTGAAATAGTTATGGCAGCTCCAGTGATTAATGCTGTTGCGAAAGTGGACAATACTGATGATTTATCACTTGGTAATTTTCTTTCTCGTCCTACTGCTATTGATTCTTTTACGTGGTCTGCGTCGGATATTATTGGAGTTAAAAGGACCCTTAAACCATGGGAACTTTTCTTATCCAATCCGCGCATACGTAAGAAGATAGATAATTTTGCATTTTTCCGTGGTAAGCTGCACATTAAAGTAGTTATTAATGGAACACCTTTCCAATACGGATTGATGCGAGCATGTTATTCACCTTTGCTAGGTGAAGTACAGGACAAGATTAGAACCAATACTGTTTCAGATATACCATTGCTAATTCCTTATTCGCAACAACCAGGTTTTTTCCTTACTCCAGCGGCTAATGCTGGTGGACAAATGGAATTGCCTTTTTTCAGACATACTAATTGGCTAGATATGACTCAGCTTACTGATGTTCAACGTATGGGTGAATTGGAATATGTCATCTATGCTCCTTTGGCTGTGGCTGTTACCGGTGGTACAACTACCGTAACAGTACAAACATTCGCATGGGCATCAAATGTTGAATTGATGGGTTCTACAGAACGTTTAGCACTTCAGGGTGATGAATATGTAGAAGGACCGATTTCCAAAGTAGCAACTGCAGTTGGTAATGTGGCTAGTTATCTGACAAATGTACCAAAGATTGGGCCATTTGCGCGAGTTACTCAGATTGGTGCGAATGCAGTTGGTAGTATTGCACGCATTTTCGGTTATACTAATGTACCTGTTATCGAAGATGTTCATGCTTTCCAACCTCAAAATGCTCCAATGTTGGCATCAGCCCATATTGGAACTCCAGTTCAGAAGTTGACGTTAGATCCCAAACAGGAATTGTCTATTGATCCTTCTTTACATGGTCTAAGTTCTGATGATGAACTGGCTTTGCCATATATTTTTGGTAAAGAATCTTATTTTGGGGCAACTAGCTGGTCTACTTCAGATGCAGTTGAGACACAATTGTTCAATATGCGGGTTACTCCCTGTTTGTTGGGCTCTGTTGGACTTCTTAATGCATCAGCTGCGGAGATTGGACGTAGAGTGTATCACACACCTACATCCTATGTTGCACAAATGTTTGGTAATTGGCGTGGTTCAATGATCATTCGCATTAAGATTGTTGCTACCAAGTTCCACAAAGGTCGAATTAAGATTCAGTACGATCCTCGTGGTAACATTACTACTACGAATCCTGATATTAACAGTGTGTATACACAAATTGTTGATATCGGTGAGGAAGATGATATTGAACTGGAGATTCCGTATCATCAACCATATCCGTGGTTGTATTTGGATTCTACTCTTAGCGATAATTGGACAGTTGGCAATTCTTTGTCACGTCGTGATCGTGTTGACAATGGATTGCTTACCATACGTGTACTTACAGCATTGCAGGCACCAACATCTGGATCAGTTTCCATTCTGGTTTTTGTGAAGGGTGGTCATGATTTGGAATTCGCTAATCCAGCAACAAGTATTGGATTTGAATCTCCTCATTGGACGCCATCATTCTTTGCACTTCAAGGAGAAGAAGTTACAAACATTGTACCTACTAGGTATGTTGTTGGTACACCTTCACGTCCTCATTCTGAACGGTACGGTCAGAATTTTGGAGAAGCAATTGGATCATTGCGTACTTTGTTACATCGTTATATGACGTTGGATACAGTACAATTGCAAGGATCCTTGGATAATGGGTGTACAATCTTCAGGAAAGCTTATAAGATTATGGCGCCTACTCCTGGATTTGATCCAAATTGGGGATCCATTACTCAGGCGAATAAGATTGTTGCTGCTTCTGGCACTGCCAATTACTATTATGGTCCTATGATTCATATGCCATTTGTCGCTAGTATGTACCTTGGTTATCGTGGTAGTGCTAATTTCAATATTACGCCAAGCACTGATCGCTACGGTTCAATTAGTGATATTAGAGTGATGCGAAGTGTAGCCCAGAATGTCAGTCCTGATAGACGGTGGTATGAGATTAATGCCACTATACCTGATGCTGCTAGTGTTTCTACTAAATCCAATGGATTTAATGTTAATACTTATGCGTCTAACAGTCTGGGTGGTTTAGCTATCACAGCAACACCAACCAACAATTCTTTGACGTTTCAATTACCGGATTACAAATTGGCTAATTTTTCACTGGCTTCTCCTAACTTGTATGTCAAGGGTGTTGGTACTGATGGCACCGATAGGCAGAGTGCAGAGTTAGCTGTGTTTGTTCGTAAAGGCTCGGGAAGTGAATTTTCCGAGATTAATGTGCAAACACAAGTTGCAGCTGGACCCGATTTCACGTGTCTTTTTTGGTTGTGCTGTCCGACATTGGATTACGTTTCAGCCACCATCCAACCTATTTAGGGAGGATGGTTTATGGGTGTTTAAATTTAGATTAAAAAGCCATCTAGTACCCAAAGCAACATGGTCATTGTTTATACAATGAGTAAAGGCGTCTAAAACTAGCGTAAAAGCCCGCTAGTGCCTTAGTGACAAGGTCATCAAGTATATTTATTTGATGTGTTGCATTTTATATATGTATAACGCACATTCATTACTTGAACGAAGTTTTGAGAATGGTGTGTATGAGAGGTAATATATATTAAAGAGGTCGTTGCAGTCGGCCCGCCCCTTCCTCGAGGGGACAAC